TGATGGATGTGTGCGCCCGTCGATCAAGAAAAATGTAGTCAATGTCAAAGTCCTGTGCGTCATCTGCATCATACGTGTCGTCACTCCATGAGTCACTTCGAAAGGCGTAGAGCGGAATCATGTGCTGGAATTAACAGCATTCAATATTTTAATTTTCCGATTGGAAAATGTTCTTTTCTTGTGTTAATCAATTGCTTCAATAACTATACCACCAAAACGAAATTCATCCGCCCAGCATTTGATTCCGTTAATGAAACATATATGATCTGCTTCACATATATCCGAACCTTTTACTCTACTTACGAATCCACCGGTCCAGTCAATATTACTAAAGATAACCTCCTGTCCTTTCTCGTTTAAGAAAGGATACGTTTGTAAACACTCGCGACAAATATATTTCGGATGTCTATGACAAATTTTGATATGTTTCTTACAAGAAGGGCATTCTTGAGTATCCTCCATATCTATATGGAATATACCTGTTTCTTAACTAGTTCGTGTTTTGGATTTCAGGCATAAAGGACTTCTCCAACAGCTTTCCTTGCAAACTGCATTTGACATCGGAAAATTAAAAGGTTAAAGGTATTTAAAGGGATAACAAATTTTTTTTTATAAAATGTCAAATCATTACAAAAACCTCACAGAGGTCATGAACGACTTAGCAAAAGATATTATGACCATTCCTGACTTGCAAACGCAAGTGCCACTCCTACAAGAGTTTGACGAAGTACGCAAACTAGTTTTTAAGTTCCTTGATACATTTCAAAAAACAAAAGAAATTGTAAAACCCGAGTCATCCGTATTTTTGCCAGATGTTGTGATCAAAGCCAAGTTAAAAACAAACGGTCTAATTATTGAACGATCATGGGATTACGCAAAGAGCCTTACATCCATTCCGAGTGAATACAGAGAAATGGTACACGATTTTATCCATGCCTACGCATGCACGATGCTCTCTTCATTTATGATTGTAGATGGAAAATGCCTAACAACAGAGGTTACACGTCATAACGTAGCCTTTGGAAAATTCAAGTTTGATCGCATAACTGTAGAGCTAGATGACAATTGACCCGAATCCTAACCCTGACAATTGATTATTTTTGTTCGTATGGACATACCATTGATTACTATCACGTCGACAAGATTCGTCCATTTGAAACTTTCAAAGGTTTAAAGATACTACGCCACTCTTAGTATAAAGTGTGTCTTAAATTTGTTTTGTGTGACACGTTTAAGATGAATTTGAATTCAAAAGGCGCTCCGCTGAATCGGCAAAGGAGCGCCGCTAAAATAAAACCATCCTGCGAATCTCTCAAGTCACCAAACATTCCAAAGAACTCACCGTTTGCCATTTGGAAATTTGCGCTCGGCACTCAAGCGCGCTTCATCATGAAGCAGCAAACCGATCGCGACATCGGCATATGGATGCGCGAAGAGATGATCAAGCTCGGCCCTGCGTTCATCAAAATGGGGCAATTCATGTCGACGCGCTCGGACATCATCGGGAAAGAGCTCAGTGCCGAGCTCGTCAAGCTGCAGGACGCGATTGATTTTGTAGACGGCGAGCTCGTGAAAGATGTCATCGAGTGTGAGCTCAAGCGACCGGCCTCTGAGGTGTTCCGTTTCGTGGATGAAACACCGCTGGCGTCCGCATCGATTGGCCAAGTCCATGTCGGCGAGCTCCTGGATGGAACGTCCGTCGCCATCAAGGTCCTCAAGCCAGGGGTGAGCAAGCGCATCAAAGAGGACCTCGAGACACTGAAGGCCATCAATGATGTGTTCTTGAAGCTGCGGTTCCCTCGAGCCATCGAAATTGACCGGATTTTGCGGCAATACGAGACCTTCCTCAAAGGCGAACTCGACTACGAGCGCGAACTCAAGCATATGGAGCGCTTCCGCGACCTGCTGGACGGCATGGACGTCATCATTCCGCGTCCGTACCCCGAGCACAGTACGCCGGCAATGCTGGTCATGGACTACGTCCCGTCGCACAAGATCAGCGATATCGAATGGATGAACGCGCGGAAAATCAACAAGGCGCGTGTGGCAAAAAACTTTGTGAGTCTCTTTTTGTACCAGATTGTCACATGTGGATATGTTCATTGCGATCCACATCCGGGGAACGTGGGTGTGTTAGACGACGGTGAAACACTTGTACTCTATGACTTTGGTAATGTTGTAACACTAGACACCAATTTCCGCAGCAATATCAACAACCTTATTGTTGCGATTTACCAAAGAGACGTTGATGAGTTTTTGGAGTTGCTTCTGACCATGAAAATCATCGAACTCAAAGACGAAGGCGACATCTTTGAGTTGCGCGCCTTCTTTGACCTGTTCTTCGATTACCTTGAGACGGTGGATTTCGGAAAGCTCAAGATGTCCATGATTGAGAATGACGTGGTGCGCCAAGCCAAGATTGACATCAAGATTGATGCGAGCTTCTTGTCGCTTTTCCGCATTTTCTCGCTCATGGATGGGACCTGCACCATGCTCGATCCTGGCTTCAGCTATTATCCGCTGCTGATGCCGTTTGCCGAGGATGTCTTCCAAGATATGAACTTCCTCACGTATCGTGCGCGTACAGATATCAAGAAAATCACCGCTTTCCCTGCGGCGATCAAGAAAACAGATCAGAACATGGTGAAAATGAATCAGCGCATGAAACAGCTGAACATCGAGTTTTCACAGGTCAAAGTGGGCATGGCACTGCTTGCCGTCCTCGGTAGCTGGGACAGTCCCATGCGGTTCCCTGCCATGATTGGGGTTTGTGCGGCATTCCTGTTCCGACAATTCTGATGGCTGTGTTGGTTTGTGTTGCTTGTACTTACTTGTATTGGTTGTGTTCGTGTTTATTTGTGAATTATGTGGTTGTGTCGTAGGTTCTCCTATTTTGTGCTTGTGAGATACTTGTACATTACATCGTAACCATACGCGAAGGATGCATCCACACTTTCAGGTGCGATCTGTATGGTAATCTTATTTTTCGAGAAACTCAACGGCAAAAAGTCCAATGGGTTATCTTCAAAGACGAGTTTGTGCTTATAAAAGCGCAGGCTGCGAAGATTTGCAAACGTACTCACCACGACCGCTTTCAAGTATTCCAAAAATGTGGTCGGATTCTTGTTGGACGCTGCCAGTGCGCGGCCGGGTCCAAGGATCAGGGCGAGCGACGAGTTCTCATGGGTTTCATCAAACGGAAGAGGGGGCAGCTCCGACGATACGCCACCATCCACGTAAGCGTCGTCGTCGATGAGAACCGGCTTGAACAAAAACGGCACACACGCGGATGCACATACGGCACGGATGACACACGCATGTGGCGTATGATCCACCGAGAATACCTGCATCTTGTTCGTCGCCAGGTTGGTTGCAGTTACCGCAAGGGTCTTTCCCGTGAGCTTGGCAAACTCCACGAACGATATCTGGGGCGCCACATAACCGTATTTGGCTTTCAAGAAATGTTGGATGGGCTTTGCAAGATAGGGATCTACCTCGGCGTATCCGAAATGGTTCCAAATGTCCATCGGACTCGCCACGGGAATGCTGGTCGTATCAGGGGAGGACGCAAAAGCACGAACGTAATCTCGCAATTCATTCACATCTATGTGCATCGCGAATAGTGCGGCAAAAAGCGCGCCAATACTCACGCCTCCAAAGTGCATGATGGTGTTGAGGCGGCCTTCGCGCTCTAAACACTCGTACGCGCCGACATAGGATAGACCCGCCAATCCACCACCTGCAAGATATAAATGCGTGAGCGTGCGCATGTATCTACGGCTTTATTCTTTGTCATTCCTTAGGTAGTAGGAGCGGCGTGATGCCACCCCATCTTTCACTGAATGAGCTCTACGCCATGCGCACACGGAAGCAACAATCGCGCGTCGTAAGCTTTGACCGCGTGCTCGAGCTATGCCATCGCCGCATCCGTACGGTGGCAAGCTACGGAGGCATGAACACCTTTTATGAAATTCCGGGCATGCTGATCGGCTACCCCCTTTACAACATTTTTGATTGCATGGATCATATTACCAACAGCCTGCGACGCACCGGCTTTTTGGTACAGATCCTACCTCCACCCAATGTGTGTGTGCTGTACATTTCGTGGGATCCAAAAGAATTACATCCGGAAAAGTCTGTGCTGCCTCGCCGACCACCACATGCCATTGAACCGCCGCGTCGGGTTGCGCCAGTCCCTACATCGATGCGAATCATGCCGTTCGCGGATGGCGGTATGGGTGGGAGTGGTAACGGCGCCGGCGGCTCACGCAAGCTTTTCTAGGAAGTTGGATGCGAAGCCATAGTCGTAATATCCGGCGACTTGATAAAGCGTACCAGATTTATGCCGAACGCGCACACCGGCTTCACATGCTCGGATGGTGCGCACGGCAGACGGTGGAAGATATGCAAGGGTCGCGATCACTCGCGTATCGTCCTCCGCGTCTTCTAGATCGATGCGGAATGCCTTGGCGATCTGAATCAACGGGATACCAGCAGATGGAAATGGCCTCGAAACTTCATTCTGGCGCCACTCGTCGTACACGAGCTTGGTAACACCATCTTCCGCGTATTGATACAGAGTCGCACGCGAAAATCCACCCTGGACTTCGAGCGCAACCAGCAAATCGCCGTCGTTCGGCACTACGTGAGAGTATGGCGATATGCAGTCACACGGCATCTTCACAGTTGGCGCATTGTCAAAATAGGTGAGGATCTGTGTGTCCCTGTCGAGTGCGATGGTCACAATGCGGTCGCGATCAAGTGTGTCTAGGTCGTCAAGGATGGCGTGCGTGAGCATGTTGTTCAAACTTAAACATGCTAACATGGTACATGCTTAAGCCGGTGCGTTTTGCGTCCATAGCTCACATGTCGCGGAATTGCGCAAGGAAAGGCTCCAGCACTTGAATGGTATGACGCATGCCTTGATAGACGGCCAGCTTATAGAGCTGGTCGACCAGGAGAATCACCAAGATTCCTGCAATCACAAAGAGAGCAATATCCCACAGGTTCTGCCAAAATTCCACTTGCTGGCATTCGGCGCCAAAGGGGCGTGGCTCCGGGTGCAGAAGTGGGCGCTTGTTTTTCTCGAACGAAGACATCGCCTCGGCGAAGGGTGTCTTTTCATAGCCCGTGGGGGTCTTGTCATACTTGGCGGCGCCGACTTCGGGCATTGGTGCCGACTTCATGTCTTTTGTTTTCAGGTATGATTCGATCTCTTCATCGTAGAAGCCATCCACGTCCTCCATATCTACCGTGCGCGCCTTCTGCAAGGGTACCGGCTGCTGCGCACTCGAATCCTCATCAAGCGCAAGCTGCATCGCAGACGCAAACTGCGCCTTGCTCTCATCCGATAGCGGGTACTCGTAGATCGGCGCTTGAAGAGCGCAGCGAGGCACAAGCGGGGCCGTGGCCGCCTTCGGCTGCGGTTTTGCAGCGCGTGGCTTCTCAGCGTTTTGGGGGATTTCGCTCTGGAACGTCTCGCGGACGGGCTTTGCGCCCGGAGTGCAGACACCGTACTCGTTGCAATAGTACTTCATGTCGCGCTGCATGGCCTTATAGGTTGTTTCGAAACCACCACCTTCAAAGTCTTCGCGGACGGCGGCGGGTGCATTGGCGGCAGAGGCTGAAGCACCGGGCGCCCGTGCCGCCGATCCTCCATAGCGCGCATAACGAGCATATTCTTTGCCTTCGAATTCATCGCGGTGTGGTTCATATGGCATCTGCGCACCGGGTGCCTGAGTGGGTGGCGGCGGCGCCGGCGCATTGCACGGCTTCTTCTTCCGAGAAGCGGCAAAAGATGGGACGTTGTACGCCTCTTGCAAGGAACAATAGTTCATGCTGCCGCGAAACAGCACACTCTATTCAACTCCGAGATTTTCTTTTTCCTTTTTAGGATGATTGACGAGATCGTGAGAGCGGTTCTCACGGGCGTCGTGAGCGCCTTTGTACTCGTCTATGGATTTGACAACAAGAAGCCGTACCCCGCGTGGATGCTCGTGCATTACCGCCATCCATGGCTCTGGTTTGTTCTCGCTGCCGTCGCCATGATTTTGTTCATGTATGACTATACTCTCTTTGTGCTCTTCTTGCTCATGATTGCGTCGATTCACCTTGACATGATGGTGTTCGGTAAACCCCAACCGTCGGATGATCCCACCATTGAGGCGGCAGGTGATTTGTTCAACGACGACCGGGTCATTTACGATTCGCCGCTTTCGGCCCTAACCCTGTGAGGTCACATAATTCTCTCAGCATTGTGTAATGGACGTGTTCAATGCTGCATCGATCTTTATGTTTCACGTGGGCGCACGTCACATGAATTTCCAATTCACGGACGCTCAAACAAAAATCATTCAACACCCGGCCACCCAGTCCATCATCCTGTTTTCCATGTTCTACATGGGAACGCGCAATCTCTTCTGGTCAGCTGTACTGCTCATCACGTATCACATCGTCGTGAATGTGCTTCTAAATGAACACAGTAAATATAACGTGCTGTCCAAGAGCTTCATGGAGCACCTTGGCCTCAAGACCGACGATCCTGTGGACTTGTACTATTCCAATTTGGAAAAAATAATCGTGCGCCCTTGAGCAGGATTTATGGTTTCGTTTTTTAGTTTTTATAGCTGGTGCAGGACGTCTTTCGACGGTGTGCCCCAATAGTACTTGTCGGCATTGGTGCGCACGCGCGACTGGATGTCTAGGAAGTACAATAGCACGCTGAGGATGATGGCAATCACTCCAGTGATAAGGATCACCTGTCTAGCCTTCACATTGCCCTCCATGACAATGTAAAGGGTCATGGCGAAGGCCATGATCATGGTGATGGCAACGGCTAACAGCATGCCTGAGCGGAATTTCTTGCTTTGCAGGTCGTATAGGCGATGGCGGCTCTTGAGAGATGCCGCTGCGTTATCAAGCTGGAGTTGCGTGTTGTTGAAGTGCTGCAGTTCTTTTTGCGTGCTGTAATTGATATTGTTGTACGTCAACGATGTTTGCAGAATGAGAGCAAGATTGATGGTGTTTTGTAGATAGCGCGCAAAGTGATCCAGAGCTGACATTTCCGTCAGGTAGCGCTCAAATGCAATCTTGGATTTGGTGGACAGGTAGCTCTGCAGGTCTGCAGGATCCACCGAGGACACGGTTGCCGCAAAACCCTCTAGGGTGGGTGTGGGCTCGTCCGCGTCGCTTGCGTCGGCCGCATCGCCCTGGAACCGTTCGACCTTGTACTTACGCACCGCGACTGCAATGAGGCCAAATACCACCGCAACGGACAAACCAATGAGCGCCGTCGTGCGCTTCTTGGTCGCGTCCATGGGCGTCAATCCCAAAATCACGAAGAAGGCCACGATGATGGACGCGAAGGCCACGGTTGCGATTGCCGCCGTCTTGGACGTCTTGTACTGCTGCAGTTCGAGCTGCAGGCGCTCATCTTGATCGAGCATGTCAGCCTTCGTGTCGCGAAGCGTATCGCTGAGATCATTGAGTTCAGCCGCATTGCTCTTGTACAAGTTCATCTTCTTGTAGAGATCCGTGATGGCCGTCGAGTTGCCAGACTCATACATCGAATCGAATGCAGTGTTAAGGAAGATCAGTTTATTCGTCAAGAACTTGGTGATGCTCAGCATGTGTTGTTGATAGATGGTCGGGGTCTCAACGTAGATGAGCTCATAAATATAGAAGGCCGTGTAAATGTGCACCAGTAAATCCACCAGCAGCACCAAGCGGCGTGCGATGAATTGCTGGATGGGATTCATCTCAAGGTATGCCTTGAGGTAGGCAAACTCAGCAGTGAGGCGGCCACCCTCAATCTTGACGGAGTCGTGTTTCTTCGTTTGCGAGTTGACCGTGTAAATTTGAAGGGTGATATCGCGCTTGTTCGTGAACATTTCCATGTTGGCCGCATCCAAGAAGTTATAAATCACGCGACCTTTGTTCAGCTCATTGATGAGGGCGTTCACGTGGTTGCCGTTCGTCAGCATACCCAGCTGCACCAGTAGACCCGAGAAATTCACATCCGCACCCGTAAAATAGGCGTCTGTGCTTTCTGGAAGCTGTAAGGTGGTCGTATCCTTCAGCGACACAAAGGGCAGACGATTGTTGCTCACAAACACATTTTCCACTTTTTCAGTCATTGTTGTCTTAAGGGTGTCGGCGCGAGGCGTCGCGCTGAAGTAAGGGAGGAATCTCTCATAGTCCGTGAGGTTTTGAGCGAGGTTCGCCGCCGACCACTCGGGTTCTGCAGCCTTCTCTCCCGTCAGAGTGGCGGGATCATAGAACAGAGCGCCGCACGGAATGTCGCTGAAAGCTGGGTTCGTTATGTTGCGGAAAAGCACTTTGAGGAAGGCTTTATCATTCGGCGAGAAGTAGCGAATGCGAATGTTGTAGAGACCAGCGCTAAAGTTCTTCTCGAGGGTGGTGCTGGCCACCGAAGGTTGCGTCGCATTCGTGTTACGAAGGATGTTGGTGCCGTATGCCGAGGCCACCAGCTGGTTATCAATGTAGACATCGGCGGGGGCGGATGTGTTGAGTGCAAACACGTAGGTGCCGCCGCGGTTGATGGTGATTTTACCTTCTAGTTCGAACGCATATTGCTTGCGGTCGGCGCGGTTAAGATCCAGACCGGCCACGGTAGTGGGAAGTACGCTGACGGGCGTCAGATCGCTGTAGCGGTTGTCCATGGAGGCAGCATCTGTGGGGGCGCTCAATGTGTGCAGATAGGTGTAGAGAGACAGACCAGGTTCGTATCTGCGCCCGTCAATGTTGGTGCTCAGCGCCGGCGGCAAATACGAGCCCGTCTCGTCACTTTCATCTGGCGGAAAAAAGCTCATATTGATGAAATCGAGTTTCTGGACGACCGCGGCAATCAACGGCGCCTTTACGACTTCATCGGTGATCGCTGTTGAGGCGGACATGTTCCTTACAAGATGCCAAGAAAAAAGAGGGCGTTGTAAGTAGGAGATGAAGTTCTCGAAGGAGGAATGTGAGCAGTGGAAGCGCGAACCACTCTATAACCCTGCGGCGCACCAGCGCAGACGGGCGCTCGACGTTAATGGACCAACGTATAAGAGGCTGGTGCAGGAGTGCGCCAAGTACGGCATTGCTGCGCCTCGTGCCGGCAAAGCGGTGGAGGTAGAGGTGGAGGGGGCGGCAGCCGAGCCGGAGGTAGTGGCAGCAGCACCACAGCCACGCGAGCGCAAGCTGACAAAAGCTGAATGCCGCACGCTAGAGAAGACAAAAGTAAACCCGATCACAAAGCGCGTTCTCAAACCCGACAATGTTCAAGGGCTCTACCGAAAGCTCATGAAACAATGCCTCGTGGATTTCGGCGACTTGCAAGACACGCCGCAAGGCGCGAACAGTATGCCGCTCGAAGCCAAGCGCTTTAGACTCAAGCGCGCACTCAAACGAGCGTTAGACCCACTGCTGAACCCAAAGGATTCCGCTGAGAATCGCCTAAAGTTCCGCAAAGCCGTTCAAAAGCATTTCGACAATCTGCAACCATGCATTGTGAGCCGCACCGTTACCACCGGCGCGGACAAATGGGTCATGATCCGCGCGGCAAGCGCCCCAGATGCCAACCAAGAAGTGCTCTTGTTTGACAAGCGCATCGGTAGCAAATCCGTCTACGGTGTTGCCTACATGAACATGGGCAAAGGCTTCCAACGAATGCTCAAGTTATCGGCCAAAGTTGTGCCCGGTGACCCAAGAGCTACTGCTGCAGAGATCGGGTTCCTCTTAAATATGACCAAAGTCGTATTCGATCAGTTGTCGCCAAATATGCCCATCACTTACCATATTTACAACTGCAATGCCGCCAAGCTCTTGCAACATGTCAAAGACCCTAATCTGCCGAAGATGCTCAAGCAGCCATACACCGTCGTCTTGAGCGAGCTAGCGGATGGCGACCTGCACGAGTTCTTCAAACACAAGCATACCCCAGAAGAATATGAAAGCGTGATCTTCCAAGTGCTTTTGGCATTGCGCGCATTTCATATCCACGTTCACGCGGTGCACAAAGATGCGCACCTCGGGAACTTTTTGTTCCATCGGGTAAAGAAAGGAGGCTATTGGCATTACAAAATCAAGGGACAGGATTACTTTGTACCGAATGCAGGTTACTTGGTTGTGCTATGGGATCCAGGGCTAGCCTCATACTACAACAGCAATACGCCACACTGGCGTTATTCTTTGAATAATGATAATTACCGTCCACTTGCTTTGATGCGAAAATTCAACACAGACCCATACTACCATAGATTGAAATTGATCTCAGTTCCACCCAAGACGTTCCGCGTGTTCTCGGATATATTCCACATCTTACTGAATGACCTAGAGAACGTGAATCTATGGGAGGAAATCGCCACGAGAATCAGAGCAAAAAAGTTGAAATTCGATCATATATTAACTGACAAAACGGATACAATGACCGTGATCAACAAGCGTATTTACCAGCTGGGTTAACGGTGTGGTGCCAAGTACTAGACGCAGCACCGGTAGTAAAAGTACGTTCCGGAGTTTTCGTTATGACGTGTGATGCGCACGATGTCCCCGTGCTTGAGTCCTAGCCAGCGCGCCATCATGTCCGTCTTCATGATCACGGGCAGTTGTGCCTTTGTTTTTACCTGATATTTTGAAAGAATGTCCTTGATGTCGCCCTCCGCAACCTTTTCGTGCTTCGGAACCAGCACATGTTTGGAAGGATTGTACTGAAGCTCCTTGAGTGTGAAGATCTGCAGCCCGCCACCTTGACCGTGGAGCTGCTTGTCCAGCTGCTGGAAGAGTTGGTTGTTGGCCGCCGTCAGCATTTTGGCGTCCGAGACAATCAGCATGAAATGCTTTTTAGCAGAAGACTCCTCGATGTCAAAGTAGGACGATTCTGTTTTGGCCGTGAGCGTCTTTAGAATGGTCTTGGACAACGCTGTATAAATGATCGTTTTATCTGTCTCATGTTGCATAAGTTTGCCGAGATACACGCCCCAGTCCTCCATGGCATCCAGTTCGTTCCGCATTTCTGCCGTGTCTTCATGCCGTTCTTCCAGCATTTCGCAGACGTGGTACAGAGCGGTTTCGATGGTGTGGTTGCCCATTTCCGTGTGCGCTTGCGCTCGCTAATTATATGCAATATACAAAAATTTTAAATGACACGCCGTCAAATTTTGTATTACGCGCCACCAGCGGGCGGTGGGGGAGCGTCGTCGTCTTCGTCGTCCTGGGTTGCGCTGATAACGCGGAGGCCGCGCCAGCCACTGACCGGATATTGCCCAAAGGTCTTTTCCATATAGGCTTTGAATTGGTTGCGGTCGGGCAGTTTCTTGCCCTTGTAACCCACCTTGATGGCCCAATTTTTGAAATCGATGAAGAGGTTGTTGACCATGACGCGGGTTGTAACGGTCGCATCCCGAACGATATTCTCGCTGACGAATTGACCAATGATGTCGTTGTTCTTCTTGTATCCTTCCGTTGCACAGCGCACTTCCATCGGCTCCTCCACCGTGGTCGGGTTCAACTGCTTGTGATGCTCAATCAGCATGCTGATAAAGGTCTCCGCCCAGCGGTCGAATTTCTCAGAGAGCTCGAGGTCAATTGGGAATTCAGAGGGCTTCGACGGATCTGGCGAGTCGGTGAATTTGGACGTGAATTCCATGACACGAATGCGGCGCCACGTACCACCATCATCCGAACTGACTTCGGGAAGCTCATTACAGGTCATGATCATTTTGAATTGCGGGCGGAATTCCACGGGATCCTTGAAGAGACCACGCGCGAGGATGCGATCACCACCGGACAACTCCTTCATGAGGCCAATGTTGAGCTTCTCGGCATCCCCTGGCTCTTGCATGACCGCAAATCGGCGGCCTTTAGTGCGCTCCAGTTCCGACTGCGCGGCGTTGGAGGCAACGCGTTTTTGTGTGAGCAGCGAAATCGGAAGAATGCAATAGTACTCCCCAATCGCCTTTTGAACCAGCTCCAGCAGCTTGGACTTGCCGTTGCTATTGTGGGTGACCGTGAAATCGCCCATCACATAGCGGTGGTTGCCATCCAGCTCAAAGCCATAGTAATTGCCTGCTTCGCACTCTTGAATTGTGAAACTGGAAGTGGTGGAGGCTTGGTTGCGGATTTCCAGGGTGATGGTTGCGGAGGCGGCTGGTGTTGCGGTACACGCCATCCCAAGAGAGCGTGCCAGGTAGAGGACATCTTCGGCGAGAGTCGCATTGGTAAGTGTGAGAACGTACTTGTTGGACGGGTGGGTCTTGGAGGCGTGACCATGTGCGTCCAGAATGCCCGCGAGGAGCTCGCGACGTTGCTCGAGCGAGGCGGTCTTATACACATGTGGGATGGGATCATTTGCGAAGCGTCCCGATTTGATCTCAAAGCCGTATGTGTACGGGTCGATTTCCAGGTTCTGGTGCTGGAAGGGCACCGCCTCGCTCTTGTAGAGAACGACCGCACCCTCGCGAAGCCACCACGAATCCCAGCGCAGGAGATCCTTCACCGTAATGTCGAGGACATCGCCCGCATGCACCGCATGGGCAGGGAGGCAACGCGCGAAGGCGGCAGCTTCCTCTGTGGAAGCAAAGGTCTTGGACATTTGAATGGGCTCATCCGTCTTGCAAGGCGCGGGCTCAAACCAACGCACACAATTGGCATTGTCGCGCGTAACGGAAACCTTGTCCGAGAATTTCACACACAGCACGTGGTTCGCATTTACGCGGAAGGACTCGCCCTCGGCCTCACGTGGGATGATGTCGAACATGCGGTCTGTGCCGCGGAATAGCTGCTGGACGACGCGTGGGGTGTGATCGTCGCCCATAAGCGTGTCTCCTTCGACAATGTCCTGCACCTTGCGGAGCGAGCCGTCGTGCATCAGGATCGGCGTATCAATCGCATGACACCCACTGCCTGTGAACATATAGAACTTCTCCTGGCGGATGGAGCCATCCAAGACGATGGTCAGCACATCCTTCACATAACGACGCACATTGGCATTGGTAAAGAGCTTCTCAAAGAAGCCCTCGACTTCCTGTGCCTCGATCGATTTCGGATCGTACGGAATGTAATGCCGACCCGTCGAAAAGGAGATGTAGTCATCCGGTAGACCTTCGCGGAATTCGTGCATGCGTAGATCGTACACACCGTTCTCGAACCCGATCAGATGCGCGTGCGAATCCAGAAGCTCCTCAAACTTCTCATCCGTGAAGAGCGCCTTGCACTCTTTCATGATGCTGTCCTTGTAACCACACGACTTGAGCTTGAGGGCAATCGCTTGCAGTTTCTTCGCCTTGTCCTCATAAACGTCGCGGTGCTCAGGGAAACGCATGGCTTCGGTGTTGAAATGCAGGGCGCGCGCGATGAATTTCGAGCAAATTTCAATCGAGAGCAGGAGGCGCAGGTAGAGACCCTCCTTTGTGCGCACCCAACGGTGCTTCTGTGGGTTAAACGTGTACCAAATGTCCTTCGTCGTGAAGCGGTAGGTGTCCTTGTACAGCGAGTGGACGACGGTGGCGACATCAAAATGCGCACCTTCGCTGCCTGCGCAACGGTCAATGAGCGTGATCACGTTGTCACTAAGGATTTCGTTATAGCGGGCTAGGTTATCCTTCTTCGCCCACCAACGCAGTGTTCCCATACCGAGCGTATCCACACGCATGCTGTCCCAGAGCTTTTCACATTCCCCACCGATGAACTTGCTACTGAATTTCGAGAATTCGATCCAGGTCTGCAGCAGGCGAAAATCGCAATTGCGGAGCACCCATCCAAGCTTTATCCACTGGTCGTAGTTGTCGGCGCGGCTTCTGTTGAGGCACTGGAGCACCAGATCCTTGGCAAGCTTGAACTCCTCTTCCGGCGCCTGGTTTCGCATGTAATTGATGCTCTTCGCAAAGATCTGCTGGTGCAGCTTGTTCTTCCGGCGCTCTTCCGTCGCCGGCATGACATGGCGGACGTACTGCTCGATTTCTTCCGCCTTGTCCGCAAAGACTTCCGTGGGCTCCGTAAAGGCGCGCATGGAAAACATAGACACGTAATGTGCCTCGCTGACCTTGCCGACGAGTGCTGACATATCGATGAGGCTGCGATCTTGTGGATCCCACTTCCAAATCTGCGTCACCTTATACGCTTCCATGTCGGGCTTGCTGCTGCCGTACATTTGCCAATTGCACTTGTCAATGATGTGGTCATCGACGACGTCATCGAAGCTATTCGTGAGCGGCAGTCCTGTGAAGACAAGGGGAGAGCGGTCGAGTACCTTTCGGCGCACCCAGTGCTGCAGGTCATTGTTGACGATCAGCTGCGGCCATACGATGTGGATCCCATCCTTGAGTTTGCCGCGGTACTCGACGGGATGCTTCTTTTCCATCACATAGGCAATGAAGGCATCGTCGGGCGCTGCCAGGGCGCTGGAGAGCACTTCAAAGTAGGCCACGAGAATGCGCTGGATATCCGCGTCGATATACATGCGTGGCAGGGGCTCACCGGGTTTTAGACCATCCGGCAGCGCAAATCGGAAATCAAAATCGGCGCGCATCATGCTGGGGTTCGTTGGCTTCTCCGTGAGGTGCAGTGAGCCGCCCGCCTGCATCGCCCGCTTATAGACATTGTAAAAGTCGTCTAGTTTCTCGTTTGGGATATTGATGCTATACGCTGGCTTCCCGATGCTCGTGTGTGTAAATGGACTACCGCGCTCGCTGCGAAACTGGTGTGTAAATTGCTTGAGCTCATCCATTGTACCCTTCCGACCAAAGGGGCTCTCCTGGAATATATGCCCGGGTTTTTTTTAAACCAAACGCCCACACGGGCTTACGAGAACTTTCGGAGTGTCGTTGAATTTAGCTGCAGAATCAGTGGGCTGGTTGGGTGGTTTCGTATGGATGATAGCATCAATTTTTTAAGTGTGTGAGATGGGTACGCTTTTTTGCTTACCAAATAGACGACGGCCAATGTATCTATCTAAATACAACTAACTTGCAATACGTGAATTTACAAAACAATTAACTAGACTTGTAAAAGACATTGGAAAACACCGGGTTACTTTGGTTGTCAGCTTCAATCGAGCTTGTCAAAGTCAAAATAAAGGGGTTTCGTACCATAGACATATTGTGCATGATCGTGAACCATTCCAGGACGCTTGCCTTCGTTTAGAAATTGAATGGCACTTTTCATGATGGATGCAAATCCTTCCGCGTATTCCGGATGTTCCAACATTAAGCTAATCGCCTCAAGCAATTCTTTTTTATCTTCATCGTATACATGATTGAGCATAAACTGATATAAATTCTGATAGGCATCCTTTAGTTTACGGTGCATTTCACGTATTTCCTTATGATAATTTTCAATCGTTTTTTCAAAACGGGCTTCTTGTTCCTCTAGTTCGCGCTCCGTTTCTTCGTAAAATTTTAAACAGATGTTCTTGAAATGGTCCTCCGTTAAATGAGGCACGTTGTTCAACGGATTTTTTAGAGGAATAAAACGGCGACGACAACGAATCGGTACAGGTTCTGGCTCGGGTTCATACATGGGTCGCGCGTGCGGGGGCGGCGACGGCGAAGATTCCGAAGGGTTCGAAGATTCCGAATCAGACGACGACAAGTCCAAATATGCCGAAGTCATTTCGTTCAATTAATAGCATATTTCGGGTTTTGCTTTTTAAATTTGTTTGACGTCGGCACTTCAGGATGGATAGATGTGAATTTTGACGCATTTGTACGAAATCCTCCCAGCAAAACCTCGCACCAATTGTCGTCGTGTCTGACCAATGATGCAACAAAAGAATGATTTGTTAAGGTGATCTGGTAGAAGCGCATACTTGTCCCGATAGAGTACGGCATTATCTTTTTATAGCGCGCGTTCGACCCACGTGCGCGTCGATTCGTCCCAATCATACGACACAATGCGATCTGATTCGGTGTCAAATTGCGGATAAGGCACGGGGGGCTCCCATAAGAACGTCGTCGTGTTCAGCGTCCATGATGGGTAAGGCTGGGGTGCCGAGAAGTTCTCATGATCCGGATAATAGATATACCCTTGTCCAGCATAGTTTTTCCCAGGGGTTGAGTAATAGGTGCGCACCCATGTGCCCCCTAGGTTCCTCTCGCACCACTCTTTGGAGTCACACACAATGACGCGTAATACTATGTTAGATGCTGGGTCGATTTCGGCGTAATGAACCATATTTTGGCGATTGGCTTCTGAATATGATACAAGAAAGAGTTTTAAAGTAAGTAGCGAATAATTACAATGCCAGATCCACCATTGCCAGCAATAGCATTGGACGCACCATTTAAACCTCCTCCACCACCTCCACCACCAGTATTTGCTGTCCCACTGGTGGCGGTTGTTGTGCCTTTCGAACCTGCACCACCACCACCTAAACCACCTGTTCCAGCCGCTCCGGAGGACAAAGCTGAATTACCACCACCACCCCCACCCGCATAGTAAGTGAGACTTCCAGATATGTTATACTGAGAACCGTTACCACCATTACCACCTGACGCGTTTGCACCAGAAACTGCATTTCCACCTACTTGCCCAGCACCACCGCCCCCTCCTCCAGCAAATGTAGGTTCTGTACTAACACTTGTACTTCCTGCACCACCTATGTTACCCTGATTTGCAGTGGCAGCTCCACCTGTACCACCACCGCCCACACCACCACCACCGCTACCGCCTGTACCACCATTCGCCCCTGCGCCACCACCCGAACCACCACCTACAGCTGTATATGTTGAAAATTGCGAGTTTTGACCTGGACTACCAGATGCAGGAGTCGATCCTGCGCCGGCACCACCCCCACCAACGACTACAGAATATGTGCCCGGCTGAATAAGAAGTGCTGTTAGGTAGATTAAACCTCCTGCACCACCACCACCACCATGACGTGAACCACCACCACCTCCTCCTGCTACAATTAGAACATCTGCTGTACCTGAAGAATAGACATTTAGCGTCCCACTCGATGTAAACGTATGGATCCTGTAATTAGCTGAATCACTTGTAGTGTTACCTCCACTTGCAGTAAGACCACCAACAGATATCCATCCGATATCTGTATAATATTGCAAGCGACCAGTTGTGGTATTGAATCTCAGCATTCCCAACACTGGATTTATAGGTATTTGTGCGGTCGTTCCGGATGGAATTATCATTGCTCCTGTGCTTACAATATCGATCGCCGCGCGCGGATTTGTTGTCCCTACCCCGATGTTGCCCGACACGATCGCATCCCCACCCTGAATATCCAGCAACTTGCGCGGAGCTGTGGTACCAATCCCCACATTGTTTGTATTCGGCTGGACAAAAAGTCCAATAGAATTTGGTCCAGACATTCTACACAATCTGTAATATATTCGTACTTTTTATGCACCGCAATAAATAGGTATGAGCGCAAGCAAGCAGCAGCTGTTTTGTGCGCCGGTTCGCGACGGCATCGTTGCGAAAGACCACACGTGCTACACGCGCGAAGAACTGTTGAAGTTCGTCAAGGAATACAATGAGAAACATGCGGGGGGCTCTGGGCGTATCATGGGTGCCTCCCGCATGACAAAGACAGAGCTTGTCAAGTCGCTCGACGCCCATATGACACCGATGTGTGGCGCGAATCAGCAATGGTGCTGGGCGGAGAAACTGCGTGCCGCCGCCGTGCCGGTCGATGAGGTCTTGCGCCCGGTGAAGCCGAGTGAATGGAAGAAGGATCCACACACCTGGCTCAGCAATTTCGACATTGAGAAAGTCATGAAGCAATACGAAGACGACAAGCGATTCAGATACAAGCTTATGGGTGTGTACCCCATGGACTTTGCAAAAGTGTATCCAGAAGCCCGCGCCATCGACATCGCTGCGCTGCGACGGGACGGGCGCGACTATCTAGGATACATTCTGAACCTTGACAACCATGATGAACCCGGCTCGCATTGGGTTTCGTTGTTCTTGTGCGTAAACCCCGACCAACCTGCGTACGGCGCCTACTTTTATGACAGCGTTGGAACGGAACCCGCACAAGAGATCCATGATTTCTTGGCATCCGTCATCCAGCCTCAATGCCAGCGCCTCTACGAAAAACCGCTGCCCTTCTACTGGAACAAGCGCCAGAACCAACGACGCAACACCGAATGCGGCGTCTTCTCAATGAACTTTCAAATCAAACTATTGCGCAAACTGCTCGAAAAACCGACCATGTCCGTACGGAACATTGTCAAGATTAAAGCCGACGACAAAAAGGTGTCGCTGCTCAGGGACATTCTGTTCCGACCCACCACCCAGCCCGGGTCGACGTACTTAGGAGGGCGCGGGCGTTTAAAGCAGCGCTCGGTTAAGGAAAAGAAGGCACGCTAAATTAATGTCATTTGCAAGCAAGCAAAATGTCGAGTTCCTATCGGATATCCTTTTGAATTTCTTCCGGGACAAGTACCAGGCGCATCTGCCGCTGCCTGAAATCCAAGCTACGGTCGCCGACTACATACAGAAGCTTGATCCAGGAGTACGGAACAAAATGTCACTTGAAGACATCAATCGGCGGATCGTATCGAACGTCAAAGAGATCTTGAAGATGCGGCTTCGGACGGTTTCGGAGCCACAGAATGTGCCACTGGAGACTCATCGAGCCGAACAGGAAGACGATGATAGTGGCGAGTCCTTCATGAACAAACTCCAACAGCTTGAAATTCAGCGTTCTGCGATTGTCGCCCCCGAACCCGTGGGTGGCGCGAGCGTCGCGGGCAGCGTCGGAAGCGGGGGTACCATGGGGGGTGGCCTGGGTGGGGCAGGGACGCCGGCTGCCACGCACCGTTCGAGCTCCAGCTCATCATTGGACGTGGCATCGCTCAAATCCGTGGCAGACGTCCTCGTCGGAAAGATGAGCAGTGCGGTGAACACCGGGGGCTTGAGCGCCACTGTCTTCTTGCAACCACCAACCAAGCGCAGCAAAGAGTTTGTCATTCGCTCATGGGATCGCCCGTGGTACACCGATGGGGACAGCAGGAACCGCAACGGTGTCGTTGTCCAGAACGTGCCCTTCATCCGAGATACCACGACACAGGTCTTGTACGCATTCTTGCCACGCGATGTGTGCAGCATGACCCCATTTGTGGTCCTGCAGATTCGCGGTGCCACCGGCAGCGTCTTCCAGAGCTACTTGTTTGCCACCTGTCCCAACAACGGCAGCTGCAGCAACCATTGGATTGCCTTCCGTCCAGGGTCGGATTCTTTAGGGTACATCACGCCTTTGGCGCTGCCATGGACAGTGTCGTTCTTGGCCTCTGACGGATCCCCGCTCGAGATGGGCGAAGACGGGCAAATCCTTGAGTACGACGGTGCGGCCGGCATGCATCGCGTCCGGCACTTGCAAGAACTGCGGGAGTTACGCGAGCTTGGCACCACTGATGTCGTTTGGGTGAGTGTGCGCAATGAGCTCCGCAAATCACGAGTTCGTGCCGTGGAAGCAGGGACTCCAGGTGGGTTTGCCGGCTTTGTACGTCTGGAGGGCGTACAAGAGACGTGCAAGCTATTGAACTGCGGGAAACAGTGGAATATTATTTTTGAGATTTCCACGACCAAAAACAAAAGCTAATGGGCAACCGCCAGCTTAGCTGACCGCAACAATGATGGACAGGATCACCCAGACAATCATTGTCAGGATTTCCAAGCGCGAGATGAGCTGTATCTTTTCTTCTTCCGAGATCGCAGTGATCTCGAAACCACTGACTGGGAAATTCAACTTGTACATGATGAGGAACATGAAGGCACCCAGTGTCCAGAGCAGCACGATGTATGTGTAGAAATAGCCTGCATTCTGGTGGAAGTTGATGTAGTTGAACACAACGCGCAAGCGGTACATGTCAAGGTTGACAAAGAGCGCAAAGGCGACGAAGATGAGGGTGAAAAGCACGAGGTACGCGACCACGGCATTGAACATGCGCTTGACCGTGCCGCGCTCGATGAGGAACTCAACAATCGAAAGCGCGAACAGGCGAATGAAGAGTGTCAAGAACACAAATATCGTCTTGTCTTGAGTCGTCACCGCCAGCACTTGCTCTGGGAGCAGGTTGTTTGCGCGCATGGCGGTCACGAGGTTCTGCTTCGCTGTGATGTCGTCCGTATCACGAGCGTTCTTGTAGTCGAACATCAGCTTCGTAAATAGGTTGTCCATGGGCGAGATCGAGTTCGCAAGGGCGAACGCTGGATTCATACGCGTCTTGTAGAGGGCTTCGAGGGGTGTGATGACGCTGTCCAGGATCATTTTGATGTTCGCGTTCGACGTGTTTATAATTTTCTGAATTGCTGCGTCATCCAACGGCGCCCCACCTGCTTGTGGACGTATAGCATACTGAGCCGGTAGATACCGTTGGTTTTCGGCTTTTCGAACGGCAAACTCGCGCTCTTCCTTGATGCCTTGCGCCTTGCGTTTGACCGTTGCGAGTTGTGCATTGAATGCACTTGTGATATCGGTAACCCACGACGAGATGTCGTTTATAAAGCCTTTCGATTCCGATGTACCACTTAATTTACCTTCGACAGCTTCGGACAACTTACTTGACATCTCAATGAAACGGCGATCCGTCATATGATTGGGCTCGCGTTCAATGATCTTGGTGAGACGGTTAAAAATCTTGCGCATGTTTGCCTTTTGATCTTCGGCGAGTTTCTGGATCTCAGCAATGATCTGTTTACCTTCCTCGTTCATGTAGCTGTAGGCACCGGTAACACCGCGCTCTTTTTCTAAATTGAGCTTCTCGAGGTCGGTACGAGCTGTTTGAAGATCAGTTTCAGCCTGTTTTAGTTGTACTTTCTTGTCGTCACCTTTTTCGCCACGTAAGCCAGTGATTCTCTGTTCGATTTCTGCGATTTTTGAGTCTAGTGCCTTTCGTCGTTCTTCGTATGTATTATCTTTCTTGGATTGATCTTCTGATTGAGGATCATCTTTCTTGGATTGAGCCGGAGCATTTTCTGAATCGAGTCTTTTGATCTCGTCATTGAACTGCTTGAACTTTGCGACCGCATTCGTAATCGCCGTAAGAATAACATTCAACTCTTTCTTGCTCAGCTGAAGTTCTTTCAAGACAAGCTGGGCGTTCTTCACAGCGTCTTGTGGATTTTTCGGGTCGGGAGGTGGCGGCAGGTTGGTTTCTGAGGTTGTTTCGTCAGAAGATTCGGAGGGAGCGCCGCCGAATGCATTGAACAATGATTTCTCATCAAAGGCTGAAACTTTTATTGGTTCTTTTCTTACTACTTGTTCAATACTTGTTCTCGCCGCATTTTGTAAATCTACATAAGTTGACATACGTGGCAATTGCTCCTTTAGCGGCAAATTTGGCCTCCGCAGGAACCAATACTGAAGATTTCTCAATATGATCTGTTGGTTCGCAGTGATGTTGGTAATCTGTTTGCTATACTCATCGAAGCTTAATTCAAAATTATCGTATTTATCGCCAGTTAGCATCCATTGTTCTATCCATGTTTTTAACGTTGGTAATCCTTCATCAAGTTTGATCTCGTATGGTACCATAAATTTATATTCCAAGTAGCATCTTAGAATAAAATGTTTTAATTCTATGTCTTTTACAGAGGAAACATGTTGTGCCGCATTCTTTAATGCGTGTAGGAGTACTCGACGCCTTTCTTCATTCGTTTTTTTCTTCACATCGCCTGCCTCAAACCCTAAAAGAGGGAGAATTACAAACCATCCCGACCATGTGAAGTCATTCGATGTGGTTTGTAACTTCGTAAAGAGTTCTATGATATTGTATTTATGAAAACGCACGTCAGATATTTGTGTGTCGAACAAATATCCGTCTCCATCGCTGTTTATTATAGTATTAATTTGATCGTCATTAAGTGTATAGAGCCATATCGAAAAACGTCCCAATTCTTCAATCAGGCTCGAATATGCATTGTTCAACGCTTCTGTCGAATTTGCACCGACTAAATTGAAGTCCTTTGTTAAAGTCTGCTTGCTTATTACGTTGAAAAGGTAGTCTTTGGATAAGGAGGATCGTTCTTTTAAATTAACCCTGAACCATTCGACATAGGCTGCCTTTTTTAGTGTTGTGTCTTCAAATCCCTTAACCTTTTCAGCGAACTCTGAAATACGTATTTTATCGTTCGTTACTCCTAAACTGCGTAGGGCCGTTGTGACTTGATCTGGAGTCATCCTTGCGGCAGGTGCAACAGGTGCAGGTGCAACAGGTGCAGGTGCAGTTGCAGCAGCCGCAGCAGCCGCAGGTGCAGGTACAGGTGCAGGTGCAGGTGCAGGTGCAGGTGCAGGTGCAGGTTCAGCAGGTGCAGCAGGTGCAGCAGGTGCAGCAGGCACCGGAGGTGCAGCAACCTCACCAGCCACATCAGCCACATCAGCCGCAGCAGCCCCAGGAGCCGCATCAGCTACATCAGCCGCGGCAGCCCCAGGAGCCGCATCAGCCACATCAGCCGCGGCAGCCCCAGGAGCCGCATCAGCTGCAGGTGCAGCAGGTGCAGCAGCCCCAGCAACCTCACCGGTCGCATCAGCCGCAGCAGGTGCAGGTGCAGGTGCAGGTGCAGATACAGGTGCATGTGCAGCAGCAGCCGCAGGTGCAGGTGCAGGTGCAGCAGCAGCAGCCGCAGCAGCCGCAGCAGGTGCAGAAGGCTTAGATGCTTTGAAAGCCTTTTTCGTTAACATGTTGCCGAGTACATCAAGTAGTCGCCGAACCATGCTCGTCTTCCTGGCACTTCCACAAGCGTCCGTTTCCCCAGAATCGCATCGCGATTGTTCCGCTACTTCTTCTTCTTTTACCTGCAGTTCAAGCTGGTCAATCTGTTCCTTTACATCGCCCTCTTCAACCACGTGGTCACCATCAAACAATGGATTGTCTATCTGTAATTTGCGTACAATTTGAATGACATTTTCTTCAAGCTTTTCATTCAGAACCCTGATAGATTTTTCGATTGCAGCGTTCACATCTTGCAGAAGTTGCTCCTTTGTACCTTCACCTACATGCTCAGTTACGACATCCATTCTACCTGAAAGTTCATCAAGTTTCGCTTGAACCGCTTCTAGAGATTGCATTGTTTTCAAAATTTGTTCTTCATCCGCACTTCCCGACGTCTCGAGTTGCTTGAGCATGGCACTGACGCACCGCGTCATCACCGGGATCTTTGCCTGGGCTTGCTTTAATTCTTCCAGGGCTACCTTAGCTTCTTCCGGAATCGCCTTTTGTTTCTCTAACAAACCCTTGGCGCACGCTTGAGCCTTTTGCAAGTCTTCGGCGAGTTTGCGAGATGCATCGACAATCTGTTTGGATGCGGCGTCGCCTTCTTCGGACTGCTTTGTAATTTTCTGTATCAGCGCTGTGGCGCATTTTTGTAATTTGTCCAGACGTGTCAGGCTGGTGCTTTCCTGGACTTGCTTGATGCTTTTGCAAAGCAGTTCCATCTGCTTCTTCACTTTTCCGTCAACTTGCGTCGTGTACGTGTGGAAACGGTCACCTTGAACCCTTTGGAACAACGACCAGAGAATTTCAAACGCTTTGCCATCCTGTGGAGCACCACCCACAAGCACACTCTCCGGATCGACTTCTTTTGCAACCTGCGACACAAAGTCTTTGAGCGCCTGAGGGGACAATTGACCTTTGAGTTTCTCTGCCGCCATCTTGAGTGCTTCTTTGCGCGCATTGAGGCTCGCTTCATTATTGACAAATGCGTTGAAATTTGAAATGAATTGCTGGTATTCTTCTTGGTTTTCTTTTTGCGCTTTCATATTCGCCACGCGCGAACTGTTCAGCATACGGGCAATATTTTCCCAGAATGCACCTGCATTGCTGAAATCAAAGGGAGTTTTGGTGGTGGAGGTTTGGTTGCCCTGGTTGCCCTGGTCGCCCTGGTTGCCCTGGTCGCCCTGAGCACCCTGGGCGTCATCATCTGCAGAATTACCATTACCGACTGCTTCGCCCTCAAACAATGCACTTTCTCTGATTGGATCTTGCGGGGGCGCGAGGAGCACATTTTGCATTTCTTCAGCAGTGCCTTTGTAACCGTCTTCGGGTAGTTTCGAAATAAACTCTTCCAGTTTGGAAGCAAACCAATGCAGTGCGCAAACACACTCCTGAGAACCCCGTTGCTCTTCCGGAAGCTGTTTCAAAATGTACAATACGAGATTCAGCAGAAATAGATCTTGTCGGAACGCATCTTTCGAGCGATTGAGCGAAGATCCTTCATTTGCATAAAATTGCTTGCATGATTCCACAAAGTTATTGATGACGATACCATAACAGTCGTCGGAAGCTGTCGCCGCAGATGATGCGGCAGCAGGGCCTGGTGGCGCGGCTGCCGCCGCCGGCGGCTGTACTGGCACAACGCCTCCTGCTGGGTTGGAACTCATAAAAAGAAGGCCTCTAAATAGGATCGCGATAAAATATTTTACACACGCAATGCGATCACAGACGTCAGGATCCAAATAAAGAATGTAAAGCGCTGCAGCATGCTGACGATGGCCCGGCGTTCCTCAAAGGTCAGGGCATCGGCGGATGACGGCTTATCTCGGATGACAAACGGCAGCGGCAACAGCAACAGCTGCGCGATACAGTGAATGCCCGTGCGCACGTAACCCTTCTCTGCCCCCAGATTCACGTAATAAAACATGGACGGCAGGAAAACGTCTTCTTGATTGATGTTCACCAAAACCACCCACATGAAGAACAAAGACAGGTACAAGACAAAATACATCAAGAACGCATTCTCAAAAGTCGTGATCATACGGTTGTGAATCGCCCACTCAATCAGAAAGAGGGAAATACTACGGAAGGCGAACGTCATCGCGATGAAGATCACGCGATCCGTATTATTCACCTCCATGGTCTTCGGCGAAAACACCGGATCCGTTTCGAACTTTTGGAAAATGGTGCGTTGAGCAGCCTCAGCTTTCTTGTGATCCTGTTGACCATTGATCTTCCCCATCATGTCTTGATAGAAGCCACCACCCTCCTGCTTGAGCATACGCACGTTCTCCAGCACCTGATTCTTGGATTTATTGATGTCATCCACCTGAGTCGTAAAGTTCGCCGTGGTGTTGAGTGCCTCTTGAACGGTCTGTTCATTGCCGGCATAGAGCGCATTCAGGAAATGCTTGTAAAAGTTCATTCGCGCAGCATAAACCGGAAGCTCCGTCACTTGGTTGGCGACACTGGCCAAACCTTCACCAGAGGCCGATTCCGATGGCGTGAGCTTTCGGATGGCGCTGAGACGCCACAAAAGCGTACTCTTTGAGTTGCCCATTACTCAATACGAACATAAATATATTTTCGCACTTCCGCGTGCTCCGCCTACATCATGGCCACATAGAACCATCCAACCCATGTCAGCACGAATGCCGTCAGCAGCGTCGAAGCAGACATGAACACGACTGTGCGCGGCTGGTTTTGTTTATAGCCAACGTGGTATGCAATGTACAGCAAGAACACCAAAATCAACGTGGTGATTCCCGCAATCCATCTTGGATAGTCCATGGCGCGATCGCCCATCTCCGGTGCCCGCGACCGTAGGTCATACATGAGTTCGCGCACAGCATCCACGTTCGCTTTATTAGACTTGATAAAGTCGAGCTCCTTGCCTTTCCGATGCATCAAATACTCGACATATGCCTTGAGTTGCTGCTCGGTTACCACGGGGGCACGCTCGTTCTTGCGGAAGTAGTTGCTCTTTATCTCAGGAACAATTTGGCCTTTCGGTAGGCGCTCGACTGGCGTGGCCAGGTTCTTTAAATACTGGTCGTATTCCACCAATACGCCATTGTTCATGTTGAACGTGGGCCTGACAACAAAGATGGCAAACGCCATCATGCAAAGCAGCAATCCAAGTCCGTAGCCAAGATGGGTATGAAGCTCGTCCAGTGCCGAACCGTCATATGGCAGCTTTTGGGTAGCCGCGTCTACTTTCTGGAGCGGCCACACCACGTACACTAAAAACAGTACCATGAGCAACTGCACACCGAAAACCTTGAGCTGATCGATGTGTGTTTTATCCACATAGTCCTCTGACAGGGGCGTGCTCACATAAAACTGTCCGGGGAACGGTTTGCCTAGCAAAGAGCCGTAAGCCTCTCGCGACACAAAGAAGTAAATAGCTGCCGCCGCAATGAACACAAACAAACCGACTGTTCGTTTGCTGTCGAGGAGGATCTTTCCAATGAACACCACCAACGTAAGGAATGTAATGCTGAAGAACAGGTTTACGTACGCCGCACTCTTCTCCAATTGGCCATACTTCTCGCGGAGCGCATGATACAATTGATTCATGGCTGTCTCATTCTCAAGGTACTCCTTTCCGCACTCGCGCTGCACCACTTCGCCAAAGCGATAAGCGATGTGCAGCTCGCGCGCCAGGTGCATTTGCCCAAACCAAGCGCCACCAAGCGCGATCGCCATGCCTACAATGGCTGCATTTGCCAATATGGTCAAGAAAGAAACCATAACCCTAAAAAAGATGGCCAAAATTAATTTCGATACCGCGCAAATCTTGGGTGAACAACCCAGACGTAGATGAGAACCACGATGGGTACGTACGAAATCGCCAAGAGCGTCTGGATGCGTGATTTGAGGGCGTCATAGGGATCCGCAAAGGTAAGATCCTGCAATTCGTGGGCGCTTATGCGCAGATCCTTCAAATCCGTCTGTTGCTCTTGTAGCTTTAAATAGGATACGAGCTTGTAAAACTCGCGGTCTTTGATCATTTTTGCGAGCCGCAGCGCGGCCTCGTCTGGACTCACGTATCCTGCATCTGACACCATGATACGCTTGATCAGAGCCTTCTTCAAGCGCAACGGCATGTCGTACGGGCAACCGGAGCCAGCACCGCGGGTGGACGAAGGTGAAGGCGAGCACTCGATCACATCGCGGATTTTGTTGGTGAGATCCCGGTAATACACGCTCAATCCAGACGTCGCCGCGCTGAGCGACAGGTCCTCGTTCGCCCCGGCCGTGCCGCCAAGTCCTTGCAGCAAAAGCATGTCCGAGCTATCGCATTCGGACTTGACAACTGGCATCGAGAACGACCGGAACAGGTTGGTAATGTTGAATTTAAATCGCGTTTTCACGAGGTAGAGATCCACCACCAGGAAGATGATCGCCAAGACCATAAGGAACCCAAGTTTAAAGCCGACCACGATTTTGCCTTGCGTTGCGAATACCAGCGTCACCAACAACACAAGCACTAGTATCAGCCACGCGAAATTGATGACGTATTCCCAGAGCGATGTGTCCGCGTTGTTGTAATAGGCGAACAATTGGTAGCGTCGCGTCTCGCGTTCCATGGGCGCTAGACCACACTCTTTCATGACGGCATCTGCCGTCTCCACAACCGACAAGTTTTGAAAGAAGAACGCCATAACCAGCAAGTGAAACAAGAGGAAGATGATCAACACGACACGCGTAAAGAGGGCACCCAAGTTGCCTGTAGGATCTAGTTGCGCGGCTGCAGGTGGTTGCGCGTCCGGCATCTTCTACTATGAACAACGGATTTTATGCCATCGTTGTCGCCTCCTTCTTGGACAGGAGGCGCGCAAGCCATCCTCGCAGGAATTGGATGACGACCGCGAGCTCGTCCTTGTAAATCGCAAACACCGTTACCACCGAGATCAGGAAGATGACGACGGTGGCAATCATGCGCTGCATCAGGTAAGACCCAAACTTCGGTATCAAAATATCCAGCTCGCTCTTCATCGCCGATTTGGCCAGGTTGATCTCGGACATGGCTACCGACACCTGCTGCTCGACCGCGTCCGCTCCAACGTTCGGGTGGAAGGCAAACTGCATGTCGTATAATTGGTTCTTGATCATCTTCGAGCAACCGATGTTGATCCAGTCGGAGAACTGCACTTGTGTCCCGCGGAGTGTTCCCACCAGCTTCTTGCGAATGTCGGAGCTCGAGAAGCTGTTGGTGGTGGCCTTGAAGTACGCATACAAGTTGTAATGCACGATCGCCTTCACAACGAGTGCGCGATCCGATAAAGATGCGATGTATGTCTTGAACTCGCCCTCATTGTCGAGAGCAATCTTGCTCAAGACCGTGGTATGATTGGTGATTTTTTGGGCGACCGTGTTGTTAAAGGCATTGACGGCCTCCTGTGCTTTTAGGATGCGAACCAGGACATTTTCTTCAAAGGCGTTGATGTACACGAATTTTATGAACGCCCAGTACAGCACACCGATCACAACCGCCAAGGCGATCGGCTTATAGATTGCGTCAAGACCAACAGGTAGCACGGTCAGAGATGGGCTCGTACCAGCGATCGAATTATTGACCGTAAGGAACATGAGAAGCATCGTCAGAATCACAAACGCCAGGATCGAGTATCCGGCCATCTGCAGGACGACTTTACCAAACTCTACGTCACGGTACACATTGTACTTCTCCTGATCGCTGTTTTTGGCAGAGGCGTACTTGAGCACAATGCTCTCCAAGGCGTCTTTGATGAGCACCACCTCCCCGTTTTGCATGCTGTTGTACTGGCTCACACGCGAACTGCTGTAAGATAGCAAGTCGTGGATTGCAATGGGGCCTATAATCAGCGTCATCGTCACCATCGCCAGTGCAAAAATCGTAATGATGACTGTAAAGATCGCACTGATGTTATCTTGGGACGTTGCGGATCGCGCGGCTGGCGCGGGGGGCGCGGCCGGCGCGGCAAGCACTTTACTTGGTGATGCGACTTGCACTATTTTCTCGGCTCCAGTTGCGGCGTTCGCGGCGGCTCCAGCTGCGGCGTTCGCGGCGTTTTTCGCGGCCGCCGCTATAGCATTCATCTCACTACATCTATTCTGAGAAGAAAAACAACACACCAAATGCGGCGGCAAATTAGCAAGCCGTCGCAATGCGCCAATCGATAACCATCATCACCGGCAAGAGAAGGATCAAAAAGAGCAACAGCGATATCATGGACTTGAAATAGGACAAGCCTTCAATGGAACCCAAGCACGAACCTTTGCTATTTAGATCGTTGATCTTCTGCTCCATCGTGCGGATGATCTTTTGTTTGTTGGTGTTCAAGAACGTAGCGAATTGTCTGTCGTTGGCAAAGTCTGACTTCATGTTTTGCAAAATCTTATCCGCGTTGTTTTGGATGTACGACGACTTGCGGTTGATGTAATCCGAGAAACGCGTGGAAGCCACAGTGCTTATGGCACTAAGCTTGCTGAAATTGCTGAGTGCATCGGTGCGATCCGTGTTCTTGTAGGCGTCCACGTAATATTTGTACAAGTTTGCGAGGAAGATTGCCTTGGTAAAACTGTCAAGATCGCCGAGGTTCTTGATCTCGGCGCGCATGGCAGCTGTGACATCGTCCGCAGGCGAAGCGAATAAGGGTAGGAGATTGCTGTTGCCGGTGAAGCACATGTTCTCCTTCACATACTTGTTGAAAGCGTCAATACTATCCATGAATGGCATGAGCTTGAAGTGATAATAGGCCACAACGGCCGCGGACGCAATAAATGCGTACGCAGAGTAGACAACGGCACGAATGGCCAGTGGCAACATAGGATCTGGCGCTGCGCCTGAAGGAGCAGCAGCTCTCGAGCGCAGGATCATCACCAACCAGCCGGTGGCGAAGATGAGTGCAAGCAAGCTCAGCACAACCACAAGCATAACTGGATAGTCGCTCATGAAGGTTGAAGTGGAGACCACGGCTTGGTACTCGACGTCTTTGTAGTACGGGAGAGTGGAAGAGCCACCTTCCCCATCATCCGCGATCGCCGCGAGCGATTGTTTCGCGTACTTTGCGTAGATCCATATGGTGACAGCGACGGTACACACCAATAAGAGCGCACTGAAGAGCGCAAAGACACCCTTGAGCACGACTTCGAGTGCCTTCTTCTTCTCTTCGCCGTCGGTCGACTGCGTTTTCTTTATTTTCTCAAAGGCCTCCTGGAAGATCGCTTTGAGCTTCGCCAGCAAATCCGCGATTTTGGAGAAGAACCCACGCGCACCCGTACCAGACGCATCCGGCTTACAGCGTTCTTCTTTCGTGCTGGAAAAAAGGTTGGAGAACCAACCGGGACCTGAAGCGGCTGCGGCCGCGGCCGCTTTGCTTTCTGCAAAGCGTTTGTTCGCGTTGATTGCGTGTGCAATTGCCGCAAGTGGAATGGGCTTTGCTGTCATGGTGGAGTTGAGCACGCACCCTCTATGAATGAGGTAAGATTATACTTTCGGCGTTCAACTCAAGGCCTTTATGATCCATAGAATCAGCAGCACGATGACAGGGTAGCTCAGGCGCACGAGGAACTCCTGCATCGGCGTGAGCATGGTTCCATTGATGTACTTGGCGAGGTAAAAGTTGCTCATGCGATCCACGGACATGGCCAGAAGGACGACCAGTGACAGAAGAACGAGCTTGATCACATCCCATTTCTTGCTGGCAAGCTTGTCCCAGAAGGAATCTTGGAAGCTGCGCGACTTGGCCACGTCGATTTCGGTTGCGTACATGGCGTTCGGCGGCTGATAGGCGACCGACGGCGGCATGGCATGCGAGGTTGCGCCGGGCGCACCGGGCGCTGCTCCCAGTGCAGCCGTCGACGTCGACATCGGCGGCGTTTGAGGGGCTTGCGAGGGGGGTAGAGGAGGCACAGGAGCATCTGTGCTCATTTGCACCGCAGGTGGAGCAAGAAAAGATCCGGGCGATTCCAGCAGCGACGAACCGTAAGCACTCGATAAGTCGGTGCCGTCAAACATTTCTATACTTCCCTCATATTTTTTTACGCGGTAGCAAATAGAGAGACGATGAGTGAGCTTATCGAACAGCAAATCCGCAAAATCGAAAGCATCGCGGATGCAAAAAACCAAGAACTTGCAGATCGTAACCACAAACGTTACAAACCGCTTTATAGCATCGCTTTCAAGTTCTTAGAAGCGCATTGCCGAAAAGTCCTGCTCTATGGCGGTTTTGCGCTCAACGCCATCTTACCAAACAAGCTGCGCTTTTACGCAAGAACAGAGCTCCCCGACCTAGACATTTTCTCGTACGATGCCCGAACCATCGCACACAAATTGTCCGCGGTTTTCACGGACGCCAAATTCGTCAGCAGCGTCACTCCCGGCTTGCACGACGACACATGGAAAGTCATCGCCGATGGGGTACAAATCGCCGACTTTACACAGGTCAGCCACGAAGCCTTCGCGCGCCTAGCCAAGGGCAGCATCAAGGTGCACAAATCTATACGAACCGTTAGCAGGGAGTTCTTGCGGCTCGCATTGCACACCGTGTTGTCTCAACCGAACGACGCGCGCTTGTGGGAAAAGAACGTCAGGCGTTTAGTCGCCTTTTACACGGCGTTTCCTCCCAAGCCTTCGCGGTCATGCAGAAGCAAAAACCATGCGGTGGGTGCCAATGGAAAACTCGATCCGACGCTTGTGCGTTATCTGATGGAATTCGTTCGCATTAATGGATTTGTGCTTTTTGGCATGGACATTGATCGCACATCATCGCCGAAGGAACTGCAATCCAAACATCTGCACGGCATGATTCACGTTGTTGTTGAGCAAAATCCGATGGATGTGGCGGCCGTCTTTAAAGAAGCAGCGGGCGATTTAACGATGGTCAGTAGCCTTATGACGAGTCCTCACGTAGGATCGTACGTATTATTACTTGAACCCCAGAGCCTCAAGCCATGGGCATGTTTTGTGGAGGCTCAGACATGTCTGGGCTATAACGACGTCAACGGTTTCCGCATTGCGTCGATCCATACGGTTATGCGCATGTACTTGAGCATTCTGCTGGACGGTCTCGACAACCATTTTGATACGCGTTCCATGATGTGTGTTGCAAACGTGATTTCAAAACGAATTATGGACTCGATAAATGCAGGCACACATGTCAAGAAAGACTTTACGCTTACCTGCTATGGACCATTTGACGGCATCTACACCCTTCGCAAAAAGAGGTATATTAAACATGTCATGATGGAAAAGTAATCTTGACGACAAGTAGAAAGAAGTCACATCATGGCGCACATGTGGAACGCACAGGAAGAGGACTACCTGCGTTCACTGTCGCAGGTGTGCCAAGAACTGTCGCAAAAGTTCAAGGTTTACCACGACGTGTATTTAAAGCGACAGTTCAAGTTCCGCATACCGTCGATTGTGATATCGTCCATCACCGGCCTCGCTTCGTTTGGCACCACAAACTTTCCTGATAATTACCAAAACTTCGTGAGTATTGCCGTTGGTGCCAGTTCCATCTTCATCGCGATCCTGAACAGCATTGAGAGCTATATGAAGATTGGAGAGATCATCAGTGGAACCCTCCAGGCGTCCATCAATTTCCAAAAGCTCAAGGAACAGATTGATATTGAGCTCGCGCTGCCAATCGAAGACCGGAACTCGCAGGGCATTGTTTTCGTGCGTGAATGTTACGCCATGTACGAGAAATACTGGGATCTGTCACCACACATTCTGGCGCGCGTGCGCTTTATTAAACCCTATGGAAACATGGAAGGTGCCATGCAGGTCACGCCCACTGGGCAGCTGATTGCACCACCGGCGCCCGTATCCATGCGCCGCACAGAGTCTTTCGAAAATACCATTGAATCACCCAAAGATGCCGTATTTATCGAAATGACGCCACCTCCGAACAGTGCGCGCGTTGTGAATCTCGATCGCCGCGATCCCCCATACGAAGAGGTCGTTGTAAAAGGCGGATTTTTGTAGTTCGGTAAGGGTAGGGCATGACGAAAAATGGTCTTTATGGGATTGGTTGTTTCCAGCTGCGGGTTTTTTATTCCAGCGATGGTCGCCTTTGTGCGCAAGCAGCGAATACACGCACTTCGCGCCGGCGCGCTAGCAGTTTCAAGCATCGCGTATCATAGCACCACTCACCCTGTCGCGCACGCCATTGATGCATGTGTTGCACACGGATATGGTGCAGCTTACTGGAAGGAGAGCTTTGTGCGGTTCAGAGCGCATGGCCGTCTCTGTGATGCGATTGCCTTGGGAAATTTAACGGGCGCGGGATTGATTTATCTGGTAAAGAGCAAATTTAATAAACATGTAAACAGCCGATATTGGCATTTGGGCTTGCATGTATTTGCACAGGCGACATGGGTGTATTATATCGTCTGCACAGGATCGGGAGCAGGGAAGTCTTCGGGTTGAAGACTATCTGAAAAAGAACTGCGGTAACCGGGAATCGAACCCGGGGCCTAAGCTTGGAAGGCTTATATCCTACCACTGGACGATTACCGCGGTGTGGGGTGGGATTGGGAAGGGGGACTAAGGGAAAGGAGCCGGGGGTGCTGCTCCGTAGATAACGGAGGCCATTTCTTTATATGCTTTTTGTTTTATTGCAACTCTGCAGAAGTATATTTGGTTTCTGCAGCTAAAGACAAGTACGAATCTATAGCGTATAGAAACGAATACAAAATGGATGGCAGTTTAGATCGCGTTGTGAGACTGATGGGAGACCGACGCGTGCCTGCGAAAGCGAAATACACGGAAAACCCAACAGACATTACTGATGCGGTTTTCAAAGATGATCATGTATGGGAATCGTGGAATGAGTGGAAAATGCCGTATTGGAACGTTTACCGAATGGGAATGTCTTGTACGGTCGTAGGAAATAAGAAAATTTTCATCGGTGGTGAGCACGAAGATTACTACGACCCCAATTTTTGCATCTACAACGATGTGATTGTGCTCGAAAACAACACAATCCGCGTGTATGGATATCCGCAAAGCGTTTTCCCGCCTACGGATTTCCATCGTGTAATTCTCATAGCAGATCATATATGGATCCTAGGAAGTCTTGGGTATCAGAAGCGCCGCAAGACGTCCATACAGGTATGTCGTCTGAATATAACAACGATGCAGATGGAGCTCATGTGTGATATGGTAGGTGAAGCCCCACCCTGGATGGATTTTCATAAGAGCAACGGAAATTCTTGCACACTCCAAAGTGACGGGTGCTCCATATTGGTCACATCCGGCAAGCATGCATGGTTGTTGGATACGCGCAGATGCGAATGGCGCCGCGATCCTAAAGTAAAGAAAATCATATAAAGCTTCGTTTTGTATTGGATAATAGGGACACACGAATCCCTCGCATGTGCTCGGTTAGCTCAGTTGGTTAGAGCGAAGGTCTTATGAGCCTTAGGCCGCGGGTTCGAGTCCCGCATCGAGCATCTGCCGCCGTAACTCAGTTGGATAGAGTGCAGGCCTTCTAAGCCTGAAGTCGCGAGTTCGAGCCTCGCCGGCGGCGTTACATTGGTTATTTCTTTGATCAGCACAGATGGGAATCGTGTTGAAGTTTAAGAAAAGAAGTGGTGTCAGCAACATGGAAGACTTGCTCGTCTGCAGACTCATTCTGCGATATTTTCGCTTGGGGATGAGTCAGGAATGTTTGTCACGTTGGATGCGGAAGTTGGGATAGGGTTGTCGAAGGATTGCAACTGTTTAACAACCAGATCGAATTTCGTCTTCGTAGTCACGCCTCGAGATTGCGTCGTATTCCATGTTCGCTTTCCCGTTCGAGCAAGAAGACTTGGGTGCCCGTCAATTACAAAGCCGTCTCCACGCGTGTCCGTAGCTGGTCTGTAATACACGTACTTCGGTATGATATCTTCTGTAACACCACAATCACGTGGAAGCGAGCACTTCATAGATGATTTACGTTGGCTATCTTGGCGTGGCACAAACGGATCATGATGCGGTTTGAATGTGAATTGCTCCAGTTCCTCGCGTTCATTATCGGTCAGATGATAGAGATCTTCATTGTACGCATCTCGATCACAATACGGCGCAAGGTCGGGGTGGTTTTGCAATACCCATCGCACGAACTTCTTTGCGACCTCGATTTTAAAACGAATGCTTAGGGACGTGCTGGATGGAGACTTCCAATAAATGCTCGCATTATTTTTCTTAGCACGTTTGATCTCAACAACGACAACTGCGCCCTTGTTTTTGTAAGGCGCCTGCACCCAGAATCCTGTTGGCATTTCCAAATCGCTGCTTCGTTCAGAATATCGAGGACGTTGCTGTGCCACGAATGTGGTCGTCTGCACAGCCGATGGGCTTGACGTTTGCATTTTTGGTGCCGCATTTCCTTTGTGTTGATGAAAGGATTTCATGTTCTCCGAGCGGCTCCCTAGCGAGAGATCACATAGCCAATTGCGATAGCTTCCATCAGCGATAAGGGGCGCAGTGTCGTCGTGCATGATATCCTGTCCCTTCTCCGGACGGGCATTACCGAATGCCAGCCATACGAGCATATGCACGTAGAACTTTTTGTTAAGTGGCACGCCTTTTTCGATATATCGTATGTTATATTGTCGAACTTTGTGACCACGCAGAAGGTTCCCAATGGTAATGGAGCCACTCGGCGATTTCAAACGGCCATATTTCGAGACATTATAAATGGTCTTCCCGCCATCCAAAGTAAATGGTGCCCACTCTTCATCATTCGGCACATCAATACATATTGGTTCTTTCCGTGGGCGACAATGTGAAAGCTTTCGTGAATTCTCTGAAGCAGAAAGCCACCTCAAATTACGGATATTGTTGTTTGTATAGTCATCATCAATATGGTCAACGGTAGATGTAGAGATGTCAGGTGGATGCTCCGGATTTGAAGACGCTAGCATTATGTGCGTCATCAGGTACTTGATGGGTTTCTTATCCAAACAGAGAGTGTACGACGGATCTCTCGTGCCTGATTTTGCACAGTATGGCGTCACGATGCGCTGCGTTGCGCGATTACGGATGATGCACCCCTGAGATGTATCAAGAAAACAGATTTCATAATTGTCAGCCTTTCTGAATTCAACCTGGCGGTGTTCGTCCGACTTGGGAATGCGATGTACATAAACGTCATACCAGGTATCAAATGATGTATGCATTTTCCCTGGAAGAGTATGTCAAGTATTCCTTAAATCCTGTGCGGAATGGGTGGGTTGTGCCACACACTTTTTCTTGCGCTTCATTTACCGTCTGTGAAAGCTAGGAAAACGAGATAGCACACGTTTCGCTTTTTTGGCGCGTGGTTAAAGCTTTTTGCCGTTGAAGCGCAGACCTCGGCCAAAAAGTCTTGTGCCACAGCAAAAAAGTCTTGTGCCACAGCAAAAAGTCTTGTGCACCACACTTCTCTTTTCGCTTCATTGACGGTCTGTGAACGCTACGAAGGAAAGAACAAAAGGATAAGATGTCTGAAAATGGTCTATGTGTAGCCAAGCGCTTAGTTCGAGTAAGCACCTTGGTACCTCTAAGTTTCCCTAGAGGAGTGGACTGTATCTTAGGCCGACTCCGGTTGTCTAGACCATCATTATCGACCCACACCCGTTCAGTCTCTGACGCCCTACCATGAGCTCGACAATAGCGCTTTTAGGTAGTGAGCATGCGGATTGCCCAATCCTTCCCATTTTTACCATACCCAAGTTTCATCTTGGCCAGCTGGTTCTTTCGACGCCAGCTTTGGTAGGAAAGGCTCTAAGGGGTTTCCCGAACAACAAGGTGTGTTGCATTTGAGGAGTTGTATGTTATGGAAAAAATATTTTTCCAAAATTCCCCAAATACTAGCAGTTGGCTTCTGGGGCGAGAGCACAATGTTTTTTCCACAGAAAGAGCTCGCATCTCTGTGGACAACTGCTTTTAGGCCCTGATTACGCGTTGTGACTAATTTGCGTAGCTAAGGCCGCCCATTCCTGACATTACGCGAAGGACATTGTACGACAGAGCGAACACCTTGAGCTTGGCCGCGCTGGCAACCGACGTCGTGACGTTTAGAACGGCGGAATCGATGCGGCTCATGTTCAACGACCCACTGGGTTGGTGCGACTCCGGGGACAGCGCGAAGGAATACGCGCAAACCCCCTTGCTGCTCGGCACGTTCTCGTGGTGTTGGAAAGGTTGCACCAGGTTGAAGTACGAGCCGTGGCGCTCCGCGAATCTGTCGTGGCCGTTCAGTTGCAGCTTGGCGCTGGTGACGATGTTGGCACCGCTGGCCTCCGTCGGGTTGTTGGTGAAGTTGAAGTATTGGTTCGAGCCAAGGCTGCCTGCGCCAACCATGGCGTCCAGGTGGGCAACCCAGATCAGCTCCTTCACTGGGTGGTTGAAGTTTAGCTTCACCTTGTTGTTGGTGCCCGTAACGCTCTCGTCGCCAGTGAATTGAACTTGTTCAATGAGGTATTCGTGGCTCAGCTGAGCGAATCTGCGTCTTTCGTCGGTGTCTAAATAAATGTAATCAACCCACAGCGAAGTGCGATCCAGCGAGTTAACGCCGGTGGCGCTGCTGTCCGTGACCAGCTCGGCCTTGTCGCGGAAGACCATGTTGATCTTGACCTCGTGGTATTGGAGGGCAATCAGGGGTAGCGCTAGACCCGGGTTGCGGCAGAACCAGAACTCTAGAGGAACGTATAGAGTCGTGGCTGCCGAGTTGGCAGCCAGGCTGGCACCAACCATGGTGTCGTAGCCGGCGCGCTTGCCTTGGGGCAGCGACAGATCGTTCCAGATGTAAAGCCACTCCGAGTACGCTTTATCGATTCTCTGGCCTCCGATCTCAATCTCCACCTCCTTGATCAGCGCTAGACCGACATAAGGCACCCATTGCTTGCCACCGGAAACCGCCGGCAGGGTGGTTTGTAGGTACATGCGGTGGATCAGATCACCGTTGCGGGAGATCTGGCACGTCACACGCTTGCCGAAATCGGCAGTGCCGTTGAACGTTTGCTCAATGGCTTCTTGAGAGAAGTTGGTCTCTTCTACCTCTTGGTTTCCCAAAAGGGATGGATCGTACCTTAAGAATACTCCGAGTGTCTTGCTCTTCATCGTATCCCGACACCTTTGCGATCTCTGAAGCCGTACCATAAACATCGACGTTGCGTTCGTAGGTACTGACCTGCGGATTGCCCAATCTTTCTTACTGTTCCCGTACCCAAGTGTTTACTCTTGGCCAGGTCATCCTTTCGGCATGACCCTTGGGGAAGAAAGCTCTAAGGGGTTTCCCGCATCCAGGTGTCTTGCAGTCCGCGGCGCGCCGCAATGATGCGCGAGGCGAAACTACTAGCTACTGACATTGCTTTTGCAGCGCTGGGAGTCAAAACGGGTTTTCCACAAGAAGTGCCCAGATTCTTGTGGCGTGTAACTTTTCTCCACTACCAGTTAATGGCGTCTGTAAACCACCTTGAAGAAGGTGATTTGAGGGTTTCCGGTCAGGTACACGTCCTGCAGGAAAAATCAATATGGTTTCCCATATTGCTTGACTATATCTTAAGACTTCTCCGAATGCTGATCCATTCATCCTTGAAGCCCGATCACCGTCTAGTCGATGAACTGCAAACCTATGCGCTGTCAGATGAAATGCAAACATAGGTTCTTGGCTGCCGATTGCCCATTTCATGGATTTTCATCCAATCATTCATCCGGTTTTTACTCTCTCTCAGTTCATTACTCTGAGCCGCCAAGTGTATTGCTACCTTGGGTTAGTACGGATGACTTTAGGGGGTTCCGGCAATTTGATGATCTTGC